AATGCGGCGTAGGACTGCACGACCAGTAGGTCAAAGATCGTCTGATTGAGGCGGTTCTGCAGGTCAAGCAGGGGCTCAACCACGCCGGTAGTGCGACCCTCAAGGTCCACGTAGCAGGAAAAGCGAGTGACGGGGTTCTCGGTCGCGCCGTGGGCGCGAACCTTCTTGACCGTGACGCCAGTTTGGTCACCGAGTTCCTTGAACGTGACCTCGTACTCATTGGTCTCGTCCCACGCGGTCCCCTTGCCGGGGACCGGCTTGCCGTCTGCGGTGCTGCTCGGCCACTTGGTGACGGTGAAAGAGTGGAGCGGCACAATGTCATTGGCCGGGTCCTCAAAGAGTGCGCTCGTCCTGAGCGGGGACAGGCCCCGCGTCTTGAGCCGCTTCTTGCCGCGCTTCTCAAACTCAGTGAGAGAGAAGGCGTGGCCGAAGTTCAGCGCGCCACGGTAAATGGCGTGCTGGCGGCTTCCAAGATTGGAATACTCCCAGTGGTCCCACTCGGGCTGGGAGGCGCTTAGATCGTCACTGGTGGCCGTCTCGCGGCTCTCTACGCCTCGCCTGAACTGGTCGATGTAGAGAGCCTGTGCCGGAGTGCTGATGAGGAACGGGACGATGTTCGTCTTCGACCGCTCAGCCAGCAGGCGGTACTCAGCGTCCGCATTGTCCGGCATCCACGGGTCGTCCTGAATGCCACGGTTGTAGCAGTCAAGCCGCAGCAGGATCGTGTCGCGGTCGTTCTTGAGAATCCGCATCATCTTCACGACGTGCGCCTTGGTTAGGGTAGCCACAATCAGTTGTCCTTTCGCGGCTAGAAGAAGTAGCCACGTCCTGTGCGAACGCGCTCCTTCTTGCCCTTGGTCCTGTAGTCGGTAAGCGCCTCGTGCGCAATCATCAATGCGGCATACGCATCGACCTTCTTGGGAGACTCGGGCGATTCCTTGGAGAAGGAAACGCCATGCACGTTCTCCCGCCGACGCGCATTCATTACGTGTCGTCGCAGTCGAAGGTCTCCGTCATGCTTGATCGAGCCGTCAATGATCGCGCCGAGCAAACGCTCGTGCGCAAAGGTGACCTTCTTCAAAGCCTGTCGCATGTCCCATGCGACGGCATTTCGCTCGCTGGCCTTGACTGCCAGTTGCTCTCGGTAGTCCTCAGCCCAGTTGTCAATGTGCGATTCCCAGTACGCCACGTCGGCGTAGAACGCCTTAACGTCGTACTCGTTGAATGCATTGCGGACAGCCGAGTCAACCTTTTGCTTGTTGACCTCCCAGCCCTCGCCTCGCGGCCCCTCTGGCTTTTCCTCAAGGCAAAGCACAAAGGCGCAGCGATCCTCAATGCGGATCGCCACAAGGCATGTCGAGTCGTCAGACTTAGCGCCGTCGAAGCCGAGCACAATGGCGTCACCCGGACGGAGAACCGCGTCGGGGTCGGCCAGAATGTCCCACTCGCCGGGACTAACGACGGCATCCTCCTCAGCCACAATCTGATTGAGGAACATGCGGCGCGCTCGCGCCGGAGAGACTGTCGTGTCCATGATCGCGGCGATGATGGTCTCGATGTTGAGCCACGTTGCGTCGCCCCTGATCTTCGGGAGCACAATTCGCAATGCCTCAGGTGTCAGCGGCGTAGACGGGTGGGCCTCAACGGAGTCATAGAGGAACCCGCTATCAATAGCGCGCCCTTCCACGATCTTGTCGTAGCCGTCCCGCATACGCTCCGCAACCGAGTCTTCGCCGGGAAGGAAAGCGTTGGTGATCGCAAGGTAGCGACCGTCCATCTTGGTAGCGTTACCCCAGATGGTGGCGTACATTTCGTGACCCTTGTTGCCCTGAATCCAGTGGTGCGTCTCGTTGAGAACAACGAACGTCGCACGGTTACCCTCAAGGGTTCGGGGGCTAGAGGTCACGGCCTCAAGTACCTGCTTGCCGCCATTGGCGCGAATGCGCTCAATGCCCGGCTTGATCCGGTACGTCTGAATGAAGTGCTTGCTCATCAGGGCAGGCATCAAAGCCATTGTGTTTCGGGTCTGGTCGCGGCTGACCGCCGCAACCTGCACCCACGCATTGGGGTGAGCAACGCCGACCGCAAAGCCGTCAGCGTCCTGCTCAGGGCCGAACGGACCCATGAGGATGCGGCTCGGGCCGACCATTTCAACGAGGCAGACAACCGCCAGTAGCGGGTCCTTGCCCCATCCCTTCAACCGCTGCAGCACGCCGCGTCGGTAGATGAAGTCGCCGTGCTCGTCAAAGGCGTACCACCAGAGCAGAAAGCGGAACTGCTCAGGAGTGAAGACCCAAGGGCCACCGTCCGCAGCGTGCAGGTACTCGTGCGCCCAGCCAGCGATGTGCCAGCCCAGCGTCCTGTTGCGCGCTGGGAGGACCCAGCCCCTACTGTCCCTCGTCCACGTAGGGCCGAGGAACACCGGGGCAAGGCCCTCAATGTCTTCTTTAGTTAGGTTGCTCAAGGCAGACCTCCTTTTCTAGGAGGTCATTCGCCCGGAACTCCCTCCTCATTGCCCTCCGGGGGCTCGGTGTCGTCTAGTGCGCTCTGGTACAGGTGGAGCGCCGTCACTGACGCGCTCTTTGCTTCCGGCTCAGGGGCATCGAGTTCAACCCGGATGCGTCGCCGGTCGCCCTCGGTGAAGCCGAGGTTGGAAAGTCCAGTCAGCAGGGCCTTGACCATTTCGGGGGACTGCTTGTATTCCAGTTCGCCCGTTCTGCTATTGACGTACTGCCGCTTGCTGTACCTGTCGAGTTCCTGACAGATGAACCAGAGTTCGGCGTAGTCGGTGTCCTGATAGAAGTCAGCCATGCCGGATGCCGACGCCGACTCCCATACCTGACGGGTGAAGGGATGCCAGTTCTCGTCCGGCTGCCAGTCAATGGCAATGGGCTGCAGTTGGCCGCGCTTAGCGGCCTGCTCGTCTGAACCCTGTCGCTCGCGGGGGCGAGCAAGGTTGCTTTCCCGTTCTGGGATTGGACCTCTAGTCCCCATGCTCGCCTCCTGTCGGGTGTAGTGGGTTGACGCAAAGAATGGGGCCACCGAGGGAGCGCGGTGAGAGGGGTCGCGCTTCAACCTCGGTGGCCGGTTGGCAGGAGCAGCGCGGTCGTGAGATTCCGCGCTGCTCAACTACCAATATGGTTCCAACCAGTCGCAGCGGTATTTAGCCCACATGGACAAGTGAGTCTGCCGGTTGGAAAAAGTGTCATCCCGTTACGCACCTAGGGGGATTTCAGGTCCCCTTACTGGATGACAAAGTTGGTGAGCCTGACCGACTCTCGCATTCAAGCGGTCGGCTGGCTCAGCACGCCGCCGAGGAATCGAACCTCGCTGCGCCGGTTTTGGAGACCAGCGCCCTCCCAGAGGGCTGCGCTAGATACTAGGATCACCCCCTAGATCAAGCCGGGGTGCTGTTCCACTCTGCGGAACTTCGCCCTCGACTGCCGCATTTTCGCATTGTAAGCCCGCGCGCCTTCGGCGGCGGACTTCTTTGAGTGGTGCCAGTCACAGATGCAACGAAGGTTCTCTAAGCGGTGATCGTCGCCATGCCGAATGTGGTCTACATCGACGGCAACCTCTAGGCAGAACGCGCCGGAGGGAAGACGAACCTGACATCGAGATTGATCCCTGCGGTGTACCTGCTTACGAATACTCTCCCAGTTGCTCGGAAGTCGGAACTTCCGATCTGAGTTCTGCCAGCCTCCCGACATGAGAACTCCTTAGCACCGGAGAGAAAAGACTCCGGCCTACGTTTCTGAGCCTTGAAGACTCAAGTGACCTGAGGTCGTAGACGCCGGAGAAAGATGAGAGGGCTACTGGGCTGGGCGTCAGCCCAGCCCTTAGAGACCTAAGCCTCTAAGCCTTGAGTATCTAATATTGGATACTAGAGGCTCCCCCTGACGGGGGAGCCTTAGGTATGAAGTATGAGGTATGAGTGTATTTAGTCTTTGTTATTTACCCTTACATAGTAGTTATCGGCAGAAAACGCCTCCTTGGCAACATCGATCTGCCAACTTTCCCTCACTTGTTACCATCTTGTTACCAAAGGACAAGTGATCGCGGTTCCGGTCGGGGTCTGACGTGGGGTACGCTCGGCCACATGACTCCCATCGAAGCACTCATCGTCACGCCAGAGGGCAATGCCTACATTGAGGTCATTGAGCCCAAGTGGCAGAACATTAAGAGCATCGTCGGAGGCTGGCTTGAGGCGGTCGGCGGCGTGCTGGGGGAGTGGACGGCCTACGGCGACGAGGAGGGCAACCTCAAGGGGCTGCAGCCCAACGGTCTCGCGGCAGGATTCATCATGGCAATGAACGGGAGGCCCGTTGCTCCGGTGGGAACCGTCGTTTTCGTGGGGCAGCGGTGGGTTGGCGGGGAAGACGGCTATGAGGAAGTCAGTATCCCCGACGAACTCCGCTCATTGGCCTTCCCTCTGGGATAACCGCCCCGAATGGGGCGTATTACCCCCAAGAATTGGACCTTGAAACCCCGGCAGAATCTTAGCGGCT